ATAGAAAACACCCCCCAAAACAGTCCTACGCAACTGAATTAGGGGGTGAAATCTAGGAAGGTAAAGAAGCCTTAGCTTGCTCCACCCTTGAACTTCTTGATGTTTGCAGTCTGCACTAGCGCACCATCAATTCTCCATGTTGCTCTCCAAGTGGCAAGGTCATTACCAAATGCAAAGTCATCAGAGCGGTCAACCTGTAGGCCACCAGCGTTTCTAACGTAAAGCGCCTTTAGGTCACCAACAGCAAGAGAGTTCACACCAAGACCAGGTGATGGCATTGAAGGAGTTTCAATAACAGGAACACCTAGAACCAAGTCACGAGCATCCTGACCTAGACCAATGTTGAACAAGTATTGGCCGTAAGAGTCCTTTAGCTTACGCAACGCTGCAATAGAAGTGCTGTTTGCAAGCATGGCGAATGAAGGCTTGTTACGAACTGCACCATCAAGGCTGTAAACAAGGTCAATAACGTTGTCTGCAGTGAAAGCACCAGATACACCAGTTGAACCAGTTACACCAGTTCCAGCAACAGGCAAGAAACCTGTAGGCTCTACAGTTCCTGTTCCGTTGATCAACTTGTTACCGATTGCTAAACCAAATGCGTTACCGAACTGCTCTGCAAGGAATCCAACAATGTCAACGCCAGCATCAAGAACTAGCTCACGAGATAGCTGTGACAAAGCTGAGAACTTGAAAGATCCAAGTGTCGTAAAGGCATTGAAAGTAGGCTCAGAAGTTCCAATAGAAACACCCTGACCAACGATAGTTGCAGTAGAGAAACCAGACTGAGAAGGAATCTGTAAGTTCTCACCAGAAGCAGTGTTGATTACAGTTGCATACTCAAGCAAAGGGTTTACAAGTCTTGCAACCTTTACAATCTCGTTGTAGAAAGATGTAGGCACTGGCGCACCAGTAGAAGAACCAGTGATACGCTTTTCCATTTGGAATTCGTAACCACGAAGTTCGCCCATAGCCATCTTGCGAAGAATGTCAGACTCGTTATCTGAAACAGTTGCACCAGCAAAGTTCACTGCAGCAGCCTGCATAGCTTCAGAAGTCTTAGCATCACGCTGTTCTAGCTCAATTAGTTCATTGCGCTTGTTGATGTCAGCGGTTAGATTAGCGTATTTCGCTTCATCTTCACCAGACCAAACACCGCCACGAGCTTCAACTGAATCAATCAGTTCCTTAGCTTCGTGCCATGCTTTAGCCTTAGCATCAACCTGCTTTGCGATAAATTCGCTCATAGGTTTGTTCCTTTCAAGAACATAAATAAATAAGGGGGGATTTTAGGTTTAGAGATACACTCACAGAACCCTGCCAGGGTGATACACAGCCACTAACAACTTAAGTCTATACAACATGTTTATACACGCTAAAAGAAAACCCCCTGGGACAAATCAGGGGGAAAGAACTAGTGTTCTTTTTTATTTACCTAAGGGGTAAATCTATTAGCCGAGAGAGAGGAACTCAGCTCTAAACAGTTTATACCCTAGACATCAACAAATCTAGTTGCTTCTTCTTCAAATCTAGCAAAGCCTGTGGATTAGTAACTTCAGGGTCTTTCTTTAGAACCTTACCTAAAGTGTCTGTCAATAGTTCGCCCTGACGTTCAGTAAGTTCATCGCCAGACTCTAACGCCAACAAAGCGTCAGTCAGTTCTTCAGCACTTACCCCACGAATTTCAGCGAGCTTCAAAATCTTTTCAGATAGTTCAGTCATAGATCTAACATTAGCAGTTCCATCAGTGGCAGTATAGGCAGGGAAGGCCACACCCACAGAAACTTCATGCACATTGACACGCTTCAAAATACGTTCAGAAGCAGAAGCCCACTCATCGCCACCTGCAGGGATACGGAAACCAAAACTAAACGCCGTCACATCGCCACGCTGAATTGAGATTGCAGCATCTTTACCTGCCTGAGTTTCTGGCAAATCGGCTTCAACAAGCAAACCACGAGTATCTTCAATCAAACGCAAAGTGCCTGCACGAGTAGAACCCAACACAACGCTAGTGTCATGATTCCACAAAAGTTTGATGTCATTCTTAGACTCTAAAGAAGCTCTAAACGCACCAGGTTCAATAGTTTCAATAAAAGGCAACGGCTGAGAAGGGCTATTGAATACAGCTGCATAACCACGCAAAGTCATGCCATCACCTTCAGCACGAATCTCTAAATCATGCAAAACTGCTTCACGTCTTTCAATGCCAGACATTACACGCTCCCCACGTTCATGCAACTCTGCAACCTTAGAAGGTTCAACAAAACGCACACTATCTTCCTGCACAGCCGAAGGGTCAACTGCAGGATCTATTGCAGGGTCAACAACATCTTGAACAGGCATCTCACTGACAGCAAGTTGATCAACAAGTTCACACAACTCATAAACAGTTTCAGCAAGCGCAGCAATAGTTTCTAAAGCATGGCCTTTTAGACTGTAAGCCTTATCCTGTAATTCAGTCAAAACATAACCTTCCATTTGTCTAACATCAATTTTATCTGCATCACGAACACCAGCCGAATCAGATAAACCATTCACCCAAGTCTGACCAGGGTCACCGCCCCAAGCATCCCAAGCAACACGACCTGCACTCGGATAGCCTTCTTCACCACTATTGAAACCTGTAGCCTGCTTATCAACTTCATGCCTAGCAAAATAACTGATCATACGATTGACAGTATCGGCAGACACATCTGCACCCGAAGCAAGCTGACTAGCCCTAGCCCTACCAACATCAGTGAAACCTGAACCTGCATAACCATCAGCAATCCACTGCAAAGCCCTTTTAGCAGCTACAGCCACACCTTCAGGGGGCGAATAAGAACCTGCAGCAACAGCACGTTCCCCACCAACAGCAATACCTTCACTCAAAGAAACTGCCACCATTTGAGCAATCGCTTCAGCCTTAGTTTTATGCTTACCTAAAATTGCACCATCATCCTTGACAGTGTTCCAACCTGTAGGAACTTGCTCAATGAAATAAGGCACTATTCACCTGTTTCATAACTGCCTGCAGGGACAGTAGTCGGATTTTGTAGTTGAACTGTAGGCAAACCTGTATGAGCAATCGGCGATAACCCAAGCGACTTCAAAACATCTTCAGGGACAAAGCCCAACCCAATAAGTTTTTGCGCCATAGCAACCTTAGTTTCATCTTCAGTCAAAGAAGCAGCCGAAATGTTTACGTTAGTCAAAGGAACACGAACAATGTCACCACCATCAACAGGACGCATGTTCTCTTTACGGCGCACCTCATTAGCAGACATCACACCATTCTGCAACAGCTTCGCATAACCTTCAATGCGGGTAGCATAATCGCCACGCAACAGATCATCAGTGCTAAACGCAAGAAACGCTGTATCAGGTAGCAAAGTAGAGAAAGCGTCTTCAAGTTTCGCCAACCAAGGTCTAAGAGTATGAGTCAAAAAGGCGATGTTCTTAGCTTCCACAGAATTGTAACTCTGCCCACCATTATTTAAACCAATCATGTCTGTAGGGACACGATACGCTCTCGCAACATCTTCAACAGCCAAACGCCTAGAGTCAAGCATCTGTGCCTGATCGTTAGCAACCATAGTCGGTTTGAAAGTAGCACCACCAGACAAAATACCTGTCTTATGTGCCTTACGGAAACCCTTATGCTGTCTGTCAAAACTCTTAGACAAGTTCTCAGCCTGTTCAGCGGTCAACGCACCAGGATACTCAATCACACCATTCTGTGTAGTTCCCTGACCAAAGAAACGAGCTGCAAAACTTTCAAGACTAATAGCAAGTCCTATGTTTTCACGCAAAGTATCAATCGGAGATTTACCCCTAAACTCGCCAGGCATAATAATAGAACCCGAAATGTGAAGCATCTCATCACCAGATAAAACCTTGTTACCTTCAACAGTAGAAGTGTAAAACTTTTGCCCCAAAGCATTACGGCTAACCTGAACATTCAAAGGATTCAAAACAACCATGTTTATGATTTCACCCTTAGAGTCCCTGAACAAACGCACAAAAGCATTACCATCAACAAGAAGGCTAATCATCGTTTGCTGCCAAAACGCAACACTAGGAATAGCAACATCAGGTTTAGAAACCCAAGCAGGCTTAGGTCTATAAGGGAAAGCGATACCATCACGCCTAATGTAAGTATCAACAGGCAACGCCGAAACAGTGTCAGAAATCAAAGACACACAAGCCCAAACAGCGTTCACAGTCAACGAAGTGTTGTAATCAACATACGCTGCAGACTGAGTTTCATAAGAAGTCAGATCACCTGCACCCCACAAACTCTGAAACGAGATAGCCCTAGACTCACCTGCAAGATTACGAAGCATCACTTATCGCCTTTATCTAAAGCCAAACCAAACAACAACACACCAACACCAGCAAGCACAACACCTGCAGGAACAAAAATCAAACCAGCACCGACAGCCACAACAGCTATACCAAATGCCTGCAAAATCGTAGGTAGCAAACTCATCCTTAAAACTGAAAGAACTCAGGAACTATATCACTATCAATCTTACTTGTTGCGCGGTCATAAGCGATAACAAAAGCCACTGCAGCGTCAATACGGCGAGAAGAAGCCCTAGACTCCTTCACAATACGAGGCCCCAAGTTATCTATCTTCAACTTACAGTTATCAATATGCCTGGCAAGCAACGCATCACCATCATGAGTCAAAGTCGCTTCAGTCACAGAGTCATACACTTTCGCGCAAGCCCCAACCATACGCCTAGCACTTGTTGAAGGATACTCAACAATAGGCAAACCCAAATCCATCAAAGCCTGCATAGTTCTTTGCCATCTAAAAGGGTCAAACGCGATCTCTTTAGTATTCGGATGCTTCTGAGCAAACTCAATAATGGTCTGCTCCACTTCAAGCGTGTCCACTCTCCAATCATCAGGGTCATTAGCCTGCTTCTCCCAAGCCTTCACCAACCAAACATGCGGCTTATCTTCCTTGCTCTTAGGCACAGTTACAGCCACAATCGCAGTCGTATCACCATTGAACGAACCATCAACACCCAAAACAACATCAGCAAAATCATCAACAACTACGTCAGCTTGTAACGAATCCCACAAACCTGCAGGCAACCAACTGTTCTGACTGCTAACCCACTGATTGCAACGCTTAGTTCTAAACTCTGCTTCAGGTGTCCGCTTCACCATAGACTCAAAATCGGCTTTGCTGTTTAAATCACCATAACCTGGATTAGCTGCAATCCAAGTGCTTTCCAACTTATGATCTGCATCCAACTCTGCCTGCCACCACGCCATATAAAAGTTAGGGTCATCAATCTCACCCCTAGCAACCTTCTGC